AGTTGGAAACCGACCGGGATATTCTGGCAAAATCAACTGTTATTAGCGCAGATGAACATTATGGCACTTACCTTTACGACGAATCAAAGGCCGTTAATTTAGACGTTAGAACAACCGTTACATTAACCGTGACAACCTCAGCAGCAGCAGCAGTTGAAGGCGCAACCGTTACGTTTGGCGGCATGACCGGAACAACTAACGCAAGCGGTATTGTAGTATTTAAAATCATCGGCGGTACTTATGACGCAGTAGCAACAAAAGACGCTTACACAAAAACAGCATCAGTTGTTGTTGTAGATGGTACGGCAAAAGCTCAAACAATCGCTTTTGATGCTTGATTGAATTAGGGGCATTACGCCCCTTTTTTATTAAATTAGGAGGTATAACATGCTATTAAACAGACACCGGGCTAAAAAGCCGGATATCGAAGAAATACAGGCATTTGAGCCAGTCGAAGAAGTTCCAGTTATTGACTATGAAGCCATGACCAAAGCGGAAATCATTGAAACATTGGAAAAAGCTGAAATCGAACACGATGCCAGACAGAAAAAGGAATCACTGATTGAGTTGTTAAAGGATGGTAAATAGATATGACAGACCGGGAGAAATTACTAGAATGGTGCAAGCTTTATTGTAATAACGCAACGTTAGTCGATGAAGCCGGTTTCTCGTATGTGTTGGATAACTTAACCGCCGAAATGGAAAGAGTAGGCATTACAAGTGAAAGCCTATCCGACATGAGCCAAAGTTTCGGTAGTAATGATGCTGGCATGAGCATTAAAAGCCTATTGAGCCCGTACAGCCGCTTAAAAATGTTATGAGCGTAAAAGATATTAACAATACTGATGAGTTGCTAAAAACGATTAACAGCATGATAAAAAATGAAGTTACAATTGGCGTTCATGGAGATGTTGGAAGTGACATTTTTGACCGGGCAACATGGAACGAGTTTGGAACACACGATAAAAAAGGAAAAGTTTTGATTCCTGAGCGGTCTTTTATTCGTGCTTGTTTTGACAGTGAAAAAGCGGATATAAACAGAGATATGGAGAAAATAGCAGAAAGAGTTGTCGCTGGACAAATGAAAGTTAAGACGGGGCTTAATCTATTGGGGGATGCCACAAAAGGGCGAGTACAAGAGTACGCAATCAGATTAAGTACTCCGGCTAACAAATACAGCACGATAAAGAAAAAAGGTTCATCTAATCCGTTAGTTGATACTGGTCAAATGATTGGTGCTATTGATTACAAAGTAAAGGGGTAATTTATGTATGATTTTAAAGCATTAGTAACAAAATATAGCAAAGTTGCCCCTTATATCCAAACTGAAACGGCTGGTCATTATGATTATGCTAACGGCGGTGAGTGGGTTCCGGGAACGCAGGCATGGGTAAGTTTTTATGGTGCATTAGTGCCATTAAGCAACAAAGATTTAACCTATGATGAAAACGGCACGTATACTCTTGATGACCGTAAACTTTATACCTACAATGATTACAAGGTAGGGCAAAAGATTAAGCACAAAGATATCATTTACACCATTGATAAGCGTAAAGATTACGCAGATTTTGACAGCGGTTTAATTATCTATATTGTTGTGAGAGGTGACACGGCATGAGCCTGACTACTGTTAGAAACTTAATTGTTAGTAAACTGTATGCTAAAACAGCAAAGCCCGTGATTCAGATGGAACAGACAGCGACTAAACCGGATTACCCATTTATTGGGTATAAGATTATAGTATCGGACAACCGTGAACCGGGAATGTCTATAATGGAACGCGTAGGAGTTGTAAGCACAGACCCACTATTCGATTATGACATTAAAGAAACGGCTATTGACCAAGTAACAGCAACGTTTAGTTTTAATGCATACGGTGCAAAACCTGCTGATGCTTATGATTTAGCAATTACTGCAAAGAACTATATTCAGCACAATCTATACTATGACTTAAAGGATATCGGGGCGGTAGTTGTTAGCGTTGAAGCAATCGGAGACAGAACGGTTTTAATCGACCCTGCGTATGAGTTCCGATACGGTTTTGACGTGATTATCAGGATGGTTAACAGCGTGGATCGCATTGTTTCAAACATTGACGAAATAAATATAAATTTGGAGGATTAAATTGAGCAGATTAAATAATTTTATAGTAAATATAACACTTGCTACCGTCCCCGATAAATCAGCGCCTTTTGGCAAGATTTTAATTGTAACGGATGACGTTGACAAGGCATATACCGCCTATGCAGATTTATCGGCGGTATTAGCAGACTTTGCAGACACAACCGACACATATAAGATGGCGGCCCAATTGTTCGCACAGACACCAGCACCGGACGGAATTGCAGTACTGGGAGATTCCACTATTTTACCGGCTGACCTGACATCTTTGTTGACCGCTAATGTCAATCAAGACTTTACCGTTTTTTACTGTACAAATGCAGACGATACTTTTATCGCAGCGCTAAGCGCATGGGCCGAAGCTAACGAGAGATTTTACGCTGCTACAACACAAAATAAGGCGATGGTTAAATCAGATATACGACATGCATTTATTGGTTACCATAGTGTAGCCGGTGATTACATGATTGAAAAACTTGTGACTTATATGCTTGTTCGTCCAATCGGTTCTGTAGTTGGTAAGTTTAAAACGCTTGTTAATACTGCTGAAAGCGTTGTTACTGATGCAGAGTTAGCGACACTACACGCTAACTATTTAGGCACTTATATCGAAGATATGGGCGTTTTACAGACAACACAGGCACAGACGCAAAGCGGTGAGTATGTAGACGTGGTGCTGGGTGCGTTATGGATTAAGCTTGAAATGGAAGCTGGGTTAAGAAATCTTGCATTGACAACAGGGAAGATTCCATACTCTAACGCCGGTATCGCACTCTTAAAAGATGTAGCGATTAAAGTATTGCAGCAAGGCGCAGTTAATGGTATTATCTTGTTAGATGAAAACGGCAATGCTACCTATACCATTAGCGCAATAACTAGAGAACAATCAACCGCACAAGATAGAGCAGATAGAACTTATAATGGTATTAGCTGGACGGCTTCGCTAGCAGGCGCGATTGAATCCGCAACGATCAGCGGGACATTGGAGGTGTAAAAGATGATAAACGTATATGATTCATTAGATGTAACAGTCATCGGCGACGGTATAATCGCAACTGGTTTAGCTGATGGCGATGCCGTTACAATTGGGCAAAACGAAGAAAGTTTCTCTAAACAAGTTGGAATTCAAGGTGATGTTACTTTTTCAGAGACTAACGACAAAACAGGGTTTGCAACACTGACGCTAAAGGCAACAAGTCCAGCAGTTCGGCAATACGAAGAACTAAGCAGACGTAAAGGCGAAAACGCTTTGTTTGCTTTTCAGGTTATCGATGCTAACACCAACGGCTTAACCTCTGGCGGAACTAAATGCAGAGTAAAGAAATCGGCTGAAAAATCTTATAGCAACGAAGAAGGCACAAGAGAATACGAAATCGAAATTGCTGATTACACTAGCAAATAAAGGACGGTAAATAAATGGCAACTAAAACAGTTACAATAAGCGGGACAGAGTATACATTACAGAAAGTTCCAACAAATTACTGGTACAAGATTAAAGACCGCAGCAAAGATAAGAACGGTAACCCATCCGAGGAAAAACTATTCTCTGAGGTTTTAGAGCATATCGTTGTATCGCCAAAGATGAAGATGGAAGATTTTGAAGAAGTAGAGGATTTCGAGGAGGTCATGCAAGCGGCGATTATGTTTCAATGCAAGCGAGCAGAACCTAAAATCTAAGGAACAATATAAAAAAGATGCAATTAACAATTGGTATTTCTGGAAACCGATCGTTTGTGGGGCGTTAACATACACTGAGGCGATATCAATATTAGATGATAACATATTGCTTGAGGCATGCGCTGCAATTGATTACCGGGAAGAACTAATATCACAAAGCATGAAAAAGAAATAGCGCTCTGAAATGGGCGCTTTTTTTGAAGAAAGGAGGGCAAATGGCAGACTTAAGAAGTTTAGTATTCAGCCTTGTTTTTAAAGGTGATCCGACCGACATTAAGAAAATGAATAAAGCTACAGACGAATTGAAAGGCAATTTCGGTGGCTTAGATAATACTGTAAAAAATATAGGAAAAACAATTGCGGTTGCTTTTGCAGCTGATAAGATTTTCGATTTTGGGAAGTCGGCTATTGAATCGGCTGGATCGGCAAAAGCCATTGATTCGCAATTTACTCAAACATTTGGTGGTTTAGAATCAAATGCGCAAACAGCAATAGATAATATGGCTGGTCAGTTCGGCATGGTTCCAAACCGTTTAAAACCAGCAATGTCACAAATGACAAGCATGTTTAAGGGACTAGGGTTAAGCACCGAAGACGCAATGGGAAAGGCAACGGATGCCGTTACAATATCAGCGGATGCGGCGGCGTTTTACGATAAGTCGTTTAGTGACGCTAACAGCGCCTTGACAAGCTTTATTAAAGGTAATTACGAGGGCGGTGAGTCAATCGGGCTATTCGCTAACGATACGCAAATGGCGGCATATGCAATTGAAAAAGGGCTTGTCGGTGCAACGTCTGAATGGTCATCATTAGATGAAGCAACAAAACAAGCAACCCGTATGGAATACGCTCAAAATATGCAGGAATTAGCAGGGGCAACGGGTCAAGCAGCTAGAGAGTCTGACGGTTACGAAAACCAGATGGGAAATATACAACAAGCGTGGAAAGATTTTTTAGCTATTGTTGGCGGCCCAGTTTTAGGTAGTGTCGTTGGAATAATGAAAAACGTTACCGATGGATTACAACAAGCAGGCGATAAGGTTATATTTTTGCAAGACGGATTTAATGGACTAGGTGATTCGAGCGGTTTAAGCGGGATTGATGCTGACCTGTACGAGGTCGGAGAAAAAATAAGAGGAATATCCGACGGGTTTGTATGGGCTGGCGAAAAAGTTGGCGAATTTATCAACAATACTGGTGGAATACAAGGTGTAATTGACAAAGTTGTGATACTGGCCGGGGCTTTTGCGGCAGTTAAAACAGCAATGGCGGTTTCATCAACGATTCAGGCGGTAATGTCTGCATACAAATCATTAACGGCTGTAATGGGGTTATTAAGTGTTGCGACCATGAAAAACATAGGTGAAACACTATTGCTACAAGGTTTATATGTAAAAGATGCTATACTTAAAGTAGCATCCGCAACAGCTACCGGTATAATGACGGCGGCTCAATGGCTTTTAAATGTAGCTTTGAACGCCAATCCAATCGGAATAATCATCATGGCAATAGCAGCGTTAGTAGCTGGTATTGTTTACCTGTGGAACACTAACGAGGGGTTTAGAAACGCAGTAATCGGAGCATGGACAGCGATAAGTGAGTTTTTAGTACAGCTATGGGATAATATAGTCAGTGGATTGTCTCAGGCTGGTGAGTCATTAATGGAGATTTGGGACGGTGTTTATAATGGTGTTACATCTTTGTGGGATGGGATAGTCGGTTTTTTTACTGGCATTGTTACTGGCGTACAGGATGCCTTTGATGGTGTGAGTGATGTTATCATTAACGCCTTTAACGGTGCGGTTAAATTTCTACAAGAATTACCAGCTAATGCATTAAAATGGGCTGGCGATATGATGGACGGGTTTGTAAAAGGAATACAAAATGGAATATCAGCGGTTGGCGATGCTATTAAAGGAGTAGCTGATAAGATAACATCATTCCTTCATTTCTCACGACCGGATGAAGGGCCATTGCGACAATACGAAACGTGGATGCCGGACATGATGCAGGGTCTAGCTTCTGGCATAACTAATAATGTCGGGCTAGTGAAAGAAGCGTTAAGCGGAATGACTGGACAAATGAGCGCAAAAGTAACAGGTGAAGTATCGGTGACAACTGCTACAGCATCAAGCGGTAGCGGTGTTATGAATTTTTCGCCACAAATAACCGTAAATGTTAACGGCGGCGGCACTGTTAAAGAATCATTCAGCAGCATCGAACAACAACTAAATTTATTTATGGACGAATACGCGCAGAAAATGGCGTTAAGAAATCCTAAAGTAGCATATTAAGGGGGCGCACATGATAGAATATCAAGCCCATGTACAAGACGTAGGATGGACGGAAACGGTAAGCGATGGTGAAGTTGCTGGGACGGTAGGAGAAGCAAAGCGTTTAGAAGCGTTAATAGTAGAATCTGATTATAATTTAGAATATAAAGCCCATGTGCAAAACGTGGGCTGGCAGGATTGGGTTAAGCGTGGTGAAGTGGCCGGGACAACTGGTCAAGGTTTGAGGATGGAAGCGTTTAGGATTAAACTAATCGACCCCGAACAAGGTAAACACGTATGGTATCGGGTTCATGTGGAAAACGTTGGTTGGACCGATTACGCTATCGATGGTGATATTGTCGGCAGCGTGGGGCAATCGTTAAGAATGGAAGCCGTTGAAATCCGCATTGTTGATGAGGTAACGGATGAAGATTTTGCTGATTGGTTAGAATTAAGCAAGAAAAGTAAATTAGGTGAAGTAGTTTTTTCGGTTGCTACCGGCGAAGATGCTACCATGACCGCAAACATTACAGACAAGCCAATCGAGGGTGGAAACATTTCAGATCACGCACAGTTACAACCATTGACTATGAGTATACCCGGTTACATTGTGGGCGATGATGCTCAACAAAAACTGGAAAAGTTACGGGAGTACATGAAAAATAGCGATGTTTTACGGTTTGTAGGTGTTGACATTGCACAAAATGTCATGATCACAAGCTTAAAGACGGGACGGGCGGCAAATATTGCTGATGGCGTAGCATTTACGGTCGATTTAAAAGAGGTTAGAATAGCTGAAAGCGTTGTAACGGTAATAGATGAAGCATACGTCTATACCCAAGCCAATGACCTGAAAAACGGCGGATTGCAGGCGGTGTTAACAGAATGAGAAACTACATAAAAATAGATAAATCGTTAATTCCGTATGAGTTTGACATCCGGTTAAACAAAATAACTTATACGTTTAAGATTGACTATAATTCACGTCATGATTTTTTCACTATTGCCATTACGAAATCAGACGGGACAGTTTTGACCAGCGGTGAAAAGTTGCGGTTAAACAAGCCGTTATTGTCGGAGCGTGGATATGTTGACTTTCCATTAGTAACGCCGAACGATGCAACGGGGCAAGCAACCCGGATAACATGGGGAAACATGGGCGTAACTGTGTTTTTATATGTTGGGGTGCAAGAATGACACGATTATTTAAACGAGAAAAACAGTTAATCATCGGTGAAAAGATAATGCCAGATTTAGAAATTGACTTTAACGTGACGTTTAACGAAGATGATGTAGCCCCGATTAATGACGTGACGGTCTACAATGCTAGTCCGTCAACTTTGGGCTATATACAGAACAACATGGAGATAAAATTAAACGCCGGATATAGCGGTAATTTAGGTTCGGTTATCGTTGGAACGATTGCGAGCTTTAAAAACAACCAGAACGGCGTTGATTCAGAACTAAAGATACTTGTGAATACTGATATTAATGCGATATTCAACCGCACAGTGGCGAAAACATACGCCACCGGTACAAATGCACAACAGATACTTGAAGACCTGTTACGGGCTATAAACGTGGAAACCGGCACAGTGTTTGTTAACAATAATATCACGTACGAAAACGGGAAAAGCGTAAACGGAACGTATAAGCAAATAATCAACGAGATTGTAAAAGAAACAGCGTCATACATGTTCGTCAGGAACAATATTTTATATATCGTGGATGGCGTTTACGAGTTGGACACCGGTTATTTATTAAAGCCGGAGACCGGTCTTATTGGTAGCCCTGAAGAAATTGAAATCGACGGGGCGAAAGGGTTTAAATTTACAATGTGCCTTAACCCGATGATTACCACGGGTTCTGTTTTCCGGGTAGAATCTAAAAATGTTAATGGCTTATGGCGGGTTCAGGACGGAACTCACAGCGGTATTAATTTTGAGACAGTAGTTAATTGCTTGCCAACGGACAAAGTAACCCGATATGTACCGCCTGTTAAAAATAAAGCAGTTGCAAGTGGCAACACAAACAAGGACAAGGTTTGGAATTTCTTGATGGGGCAAGGATTCTCAAGAGCTGCCGCCGCTGGCGCTATGGGAAATTGCGAACTAGAAAGCGGTTACGACCCGAACGCAGAGAATAGCAGTTCCGGGGCTTATGGAATATTTCAATGGTTAGGCGGTCGAAAAGATACGCTATTCGCACAAGCGGCAGCATCAGGCCGGGCAGCCAATGATTTATTATTTCAGTTAGACTATTTTAATTGGGAAATAACGGTCGGCCCCGAAAGTGATAGTTTTTCAGTTTACGGCGGTTTAGCTGGTGGATTGAACGAGTTTAAGCAATTCACCGACCCAATATCCGCATGCTACAGTTTTGAAGAATCTTTTGAACGTTCGGGCGGTCAAGGCATGAGCCAACGGTTAGAATACGCTCAAGCCGTTTATGACTGGAATGGTAAAACCGCTGGACTGTATGAAGGAACAGGCGGCGATGGAAACTTCCCGGCTGGTGCTTTTCAGTGCGAGTGCGGTTGTGGGTTGGATGCAGTTCCCGAACTAAAAGAAAAAATGAATCAACTCTGGGATATAGTCGGCGAAATAATCGTAACAGGTGGCGCAAGGTGCGAGTATCAAAACAGCATTACACCGGGTGCCGCTCCTAACAGTTTACACAAAACAGGCGAAGCGGTCGATTGTTATTGCCCGGGTGCATCAGTTGATTATTTGGCTGATAATGCTCAAAGCGTTGGATTAGGTACAATCCGTTATTATAGTAGCGGTTTTGTTCATTGCCAAACATATCCAAGAGATACCACGGGGGATTAGATGAAATTAGATGAAGTAATTTTAAACATTATTAACAATGAAATAGCGACGATTAACACAACTATGGAATGCGAGGTGACAACGGTATCGCCGTTGACTATTAAGCCCGTACAAGATAAAATATATGCAGATAGTGCGGTTAGTTATGATTTAATTGTAACAGCTAGAAAATTAAAGCAGTGGGGATTGGTTGACGGTTCGCCAACGGCCTTTACCTATCCGCTAACAGTGGGCGACCGGGTAATTGTGGCTTTTGGCAAGCATGACTTAACCAACGCCGTTATATTGGGGGTGATAGAATGATATCTTTTCTAATTGAAAATGATGATATTGTTTTTAATGAACAGAATGAGTTAAAAATTATCAGCGGCAATGAAGAAAAGGCACAGAGTATACAGCGAACTATGACTACAAATTTAAAAGAGTTTTTTTTAAATGAAAGATTTGGTTTTGATTATCGACTATTACAACAAAAGACCATTAATAAAAATTATTTGCGTATGGGTATAAATGATGCTATCACGTTTGACACGGAAATTAAAGGCATTGATAGTTTGACGGTATCAGAACCAACTGCAGACCGTAAAGCTTCAATCGGATTTAAAGTGCTATTGAAAAACGGCACAACAATAGAAAGTGAGGTGAGTGCCTAATGTTTGGATTAAACAAAGATGGATTCAACCGGATGCGGTATGCTGATATCATCGCAGAAATGAACAGCCGGGCAAGGAGTGTATTTGGTGCTGACGTTAATTTAAGCGAACATAGCCCATTAGGGATGTTTTTTAAGGTAGTAGCGTTTAGCATGGCTGTTATCTGGCAACTAGCTGAATACGTCTATTATGGAGCATATAAGGACACAGCAGAGGGATATCAGTTGGATGGTGTTTGCCAGTATATCGGGATCACACGAAAACCGGCGAGTTATGCGACTGGGACGGTTACATTTACGGGAACAGCTGGGACTGTTATCCCGTTACAATTTTTAGTATCGACCGGAACTTATCAGTTTTGGACACAGCAGATTGCAACGATCCCATCCTGCGGAACGGTTGACGTGCCGATTAGAGCGATTGAACTAGGAAACACAAGCAATGTATTAGCTAGCACTATTACAACGATTGTAAACCCATTGACGGGCGTTACAGCGGTAACAAATGCAGCGGCAACAACGGGCGGCGCTGACATCGAAACAGATGAGTCACTAAGGGCGAGATATGACGAAAGCATATCGCTAGGCGGTGCGTCAACAACATCGGCAATTGAAGCGGAACTATTGCAAGTGCAAAACGTAGTAGATGCAAGAGTTATCGAAAACGTGACGATGGCGACGGTAGACGGTGTTCCCGCTAAAGCATTTGAATCAACAGTGTACGGTGGTATTGACGCAGATATAGCAGATGCCATTTACCGAACAAAAGCGGCAGGAATACAGGCGTTTGGCGATACAATTGTTCCAATAACTGACGATTACGGACAAGTTCATAATATAGGGTTTAGTAGAGTCTCTGAAATAACTATTTATGTAAATGTAACACTAACCACAGACGATGATTTCCCGATTGATGGATTGACAACAATCGAAACAAATATCATAAAATATATCGGCGGAACTGACGCAGACAGCACGAAATATTATGGCTTAGGATTAGGCGATGACGTTGTTTATACTAAAATAATAGGTATATGCCATAGTGTAGCTGGGGTAACTGACGTTAGCGTCACATTATCAACGGATAATATAACATTTACAGCTGCTAACGTTGCAATTGCAACGGGTGAGGTGGCCGTTACCGATTATGCAAAGGTTGTGATCGCATGAAACTAGTAAAGCGGCTTACTGATAATTACAAGAAAAACCCCGAAAGCAATATAGGTAAACTGTTATCAGTCATTGATTTTGAGTTAGACCGACTAAAAGACACCTACAAGCTGATTGACAGTTACCGGGCTATTGATAACGCAACAGGTCAAACATTAGACAATATCGGTAAAAACGTATTGCAAGACCGGGGAGGAATGGACGATATAACCTATCGTCTTTTCCTTAAAGTAAAGATCCGGTCGAACTTGTCCGGCGGTCAGATTGAAACCATTAACGATATTATGACCACCGTATTGGGTGATAACTATTTGGGCTTGCGTGAGGTTTGGGATAACTCAACTTACAGCAATGAACCGGCGGCTTTTGAAATCCGCTTTGTTAATTTTTTTAGTGACATTGCTGCACTATACGCAGACGCAGAAAATGACCCGTTTTTCTTTGACGGTGAATACTACTTTGATGGCACACGAAAATTTGATGGCGGCTATACGTTTAGCTATGCAACGTGGGAACCACAAATAATCGCGACAATGGCAAAATACATGGAAGTAGTTGAATTTATCAGGGCAGCAGGCGTTAAGGCTTGGTGGAATGAGCCGCTAGACATTGAAACGTTGATAAATATAACGAATGATGTTACAATTATAGACAAAGAATCAGCTATTACAGATATCAATATTGCTAATGACGTAATACTAAAAGAACAAACAGAAGTTATTAACGGAGCAACATCGTTATTCGACGGAATGTTTTATTTTGACAGTGCTATATTGTTTGATGGGAATAGGGATTTTGTTGTAAATGATGTTGAAATATTGGAGGTTTACGCATGACAAGCAATATAAAAATAGTTCATGATGTGGAAGTAATTGAGTTAACCCGTGATGAATACGAAAAACGGGAAAAAGAAAAAGCAGAAAAGGAGGTCGATGAATGTCAACAGCTAACACAATAACAACAGCGGCGCAAAGAGCAAAGTTCGCAACCGCACACGCAACAAGTGGAGTTTTGCCAATTATCGCGCAAATCGGATTTGGTACAGGTGGACACGATACCGGTACGGGATTACCGACACAACCAACAGGATTAGAAACAGCGGTCGGCGGTGAGGTAGTAAAAAAAGCAATTACAAGCGTAAATACAACAGTTCCAACAACAGCAGAGGTGTTAGGTATTCTTGATTTTGCAGAGGGAAACGGCGTTTCAATTTCTGCTATTGGACTATATGATTCAGATGGTGATTTAATCTGTTTAAAACATACCGAACCAAGCCCAAAAACAGCAGAGAAACGCATGGAAATAATATGGAAGGAGCAGTTCTAGTATGGCATTAACTCAAATATTAACAACAGACAGCGTATCGGCTAGTATTGTAAATACTAAAATTGTGACTCCTACTAACAATTCATTGACATATCTTGAGGGCTATGTAGACGCTCTAAACATTAATGACAATGAAGCAAGGCAAGAAATTTTAGATATTAAATTGAAATTGGAAGAAGCGGCTGTGATTGATTTTTTAAATAAAACGGGCGTCGGTTTTTATGATTTGTTCGCAGACACATCGAACGTTGACGCAATAACCACAACGGCAACAGTATCAGGCGGAGATGTAACCTTTGCAGGTGCTAAAATTTTACAGATGGATAGCCAAACATTTAGCGACTTTACTGGTGTTGATTTGGCGTTGTACGACAAAGAACGAGTAATTTTTACAATAACCGTTAATGTTACAGACAGCAACACAATATCAATGGACATCGCGCCGGGCAGCAGAACAATTGGCGAAAAGTTTTTTTATAATGGTGAAGTTTATACCATTACAAATGTAGTGGAGGTATAGTAATGGCACAAGCAATTGGTAATCTGGCCGTTGAGTCTAAAGTTAAGTTTGGAAATTATCAGGTTGAATCAGAACCGGCAGCACCGATTATCTGGAAGATCCCGGATAAAAACCACAGCGGGTATCCAGCAAACAGCGTAACATTATTTGCAGAAAGCATAATCGACTTAAGGGGGTTCGACGCAAAAGAGCCAACAAATGCGGACGCGAATAGGCAGACTTCGGGTAATAACCGGTATTCACTTTCTAACATCGATCAATGGCTAAACGATAGCGGGGATTCGTGGTGGGCGGCAACGCATGCTTACGATGCTACGCCGAACGATGCTGGAATGTCACAGCCGACTGGATATAATGACAAGCAGGGGTTTGAAAGCTATTTCACCGCAGATGAACTGGCGGCGGTATTGAGCACAACGATTCGAATTGCAAAAAACACAGCCACGGACGGCGGGAGCTATGAGGACATTGTCCGGAAGTTTTTCCCGCCGTCGACAACAGAATTAAATCTTGCAAATGAAAATAACATCGCCGAGGGGGTCGTTCTGGCAGCATTCGCCGGAGCAACTGACACCACCCGACTTGCTTACCCAACCCAGGCATTAGTGACAAATACCCTAAGTGCCAGTAAGCCAGCTTCGGTTGCGGATCCGTGGCACTATTGGTTAAGAACTCCGTACTCGACCTTTTCCTATCCCGTCCGGATCGTGCATTCGTCCGGCGCACTGAGCAATGCGAGTGCTTATGGTGGGTATTTTGGCGTTCGCCCGCTTTGCAATCTGTCATCTGATATCTTGGTATCTGACACGGTCGATGCAGATGGGTGCTACCAAACAATTTTTACCACGCCGCACGTAATAACCATGGATAAGCCAATTACTCTGGCAGCGGGTACAGATCTGACTAAATTAAAGTTTGCCCCACAGATCAACGCGGCAGATATGACACTAAAAGAAGTAGATGCCGAAAAACAGATCTTTGAAAAAACAAACGTAAGCGGGACGGAAGTGACTCTTAAAATTGCCGGAACCGATGCGAAAATTGATAAATTGGCTTACACAGTAAGCTAGAAAGGTTGAATCATGGGAGTTTTTATAAACAATAAGATCATCGTTGAAAAAAAAGAAAAAGAGCAAACAAAAAATGAAAATGCGGAATTGCTGTTTAAGCAAGCGATGAGTGAAATGGAAATTGAAGGATTAAAATCAGAAAATTCTGATTTGATGGTGCGGGTAGCACTTTTAGAAATGGGAGGAATAACAAATGCATAGCAGAATGTTTAATAGTATTAAAAGATATTACGATGAAGGCCGTTACACAAAAGATCAGGTGAAAATATTCGTAAGGGCTAAATGGATTACATCCGACGAATACAAGGAAATCACCGGCGACGATTACGTGGCGTAGACAACCGGGGGAGCAATCCCCCTTTATTCACATCTAAGGGGGAAACATGGACGAACGCAGAAACGACTGCATTGATTGCGTACAAGCCAAAGCATTAAGCGAACGCATGGACAGATTAAGCGAAAAAGTGACAAAGTTCGAGGATGGATTCGATTTCCGGATCCAGACACTAGAAAAGCAGGTAGCGGTGTCGGATGAAAAGTTTAAACAGATATTTGAGAAACTAGATAAGATTATTCTAATACTAGATAAGCAGGCCGACAGAATCCCAAATTTTGTTTGGGGCGTGGCTGGCGCTATTGTGTCTGGGGTATTTATGTGGCTGATAAAATAAAAAAGTACGGTAAATGTATTGTTATTTT